CAGCACCTAGTGGTATGGGCGGCACACTAACAATCACTAATGCTGGTAACATACTTGGCTTTGGTGGTGCGGCTGGTGGTAATGGTGGTAACGCTATCCGCATTGCTTCTACTGGAATTACTGTAGCCAACTCTGGCCTCATCGCTGGTGGAGGTGGCGGTGGTGGAGCAGGGGGTAATGGCGGCACAGGGGGTGCTGGACTATATGATACAGGTGTCGATGGTTCAAGTTATTACAGTACTAATAATGCGACTTGTTCTGGTACTAATGGGGGTTGTCCAACTACAAGACCGCCTGGGGTAAGCATTTGCAATGCTAGCGATGCCTATGGAATTTTTAAGCAGTGTATCACTGGAAGTTGTTGTATGGGTGATGGTACAAGAAGGCAATGCTATTACCATTGTTACAGAAGCACTGGTTCTGGTGGTGCTGCTGGTTCTGGCGGTGCTGGTGGAATAGGGCAAGGCTACAACCAATCTTCTGGCACAGGTTTTTCTGGCAATGCAGGAAGCAATGGAACTGGTGGCACATACGGAAGCGGCTCTGGTGGCACAGGTGGCAGTGGAGGTAATGGCGGTGCTTATGGTGTTGCTGGGAGTAATGGCTCTTCTGGCTCTTCTGGCTCTAACGGTTATTTAGCTGGTGGTTCTGCTAGTGCTGGTGGAGCATCAGGCGGTGCTGCTGGTGCGGCAGTCATCTACACAGCGGCTTACACAATGAATAACTCAGGTACATTAGCAGGAGCAGCATAATGACTAGCGAAGAACGAATGAGAATTTGCAAAGAATGTGAATGGCTTAGGCCAGTCATTAATCAATGCAAAAAATGTGGGTGCTTTATGAACTTAAAGACCAAAATTAAATCAACTAAATGTCCAATGAGGAAATGGTAAAATGACTAATTATGTAGTTGAAAGTATTGATAACGGTGTTGCTGTAATACGTTATCCAGATCAAAGCTGGGCGAAAGTCGTACTTACAGCAGATATGACACAAGCAGACCTTGACCAACAAGCGTGGAACTTCAGACCTAAAAACGGCGAAGCTCCATCATTTATTGCTGTTGGTCATACAGGCACTGCAACAGAAAAACCAGCAACGCCAATAGAACAAGAACCTGCTTTACCTCAATGGCTTCAAAATAGAGAAGATGCTTATGGGCTTGTTTCAACACAGCTTGAATACATAACAGAAAATGGATTAGAGGCATGGCAAGCACACGTAGCGGAAATCAAAGCGATGTATCCGAAGGAATAACAGACTTCTATAGCTGTATGCTTGATGGTTCATACAAAGGTTTCTTTCCAGACTATGAAGCATACGTTACAAGACAGGTACTAAGAGTAAAGAGGTTTTATAAAGGCGGTAATGTTTTATCAGTAGGATGCGGAACAGGCGACATAGAGGCCAGGTTACCAATGCCTGTTGTTTGTTATGACATCCACGATGCAGCAAAAGTATTACACCCTGAGTTAGACTTTAGGTACGAATGGCCTGATGAGAAGTTTGAATTAGTTTTATGTATAGGATCTGTGCTACCTTATGTTCCAACCAATGAGCAAAAAATTTTAGTAGACCGGATGGTTAACACAACAACTGCGGATGGTATGGTTTTAATTACAGGACTAAACAACAAAGGCGAAGAGCAAGACATTGTTACTGAGTACATATATCCTGTTGAATACCCAAGCCACCCTAAAATAAAGGTAATATAATGAAAATAGAACAGAAGCTAGTACCTGAACTTAAAGTACAAATGGAGCTAGAGGCTCACGAAAAAGAATGTGCAATAAGATACCAAATGGTTAATGATAAACTTGAAAGTCTAGACAAACGAATGTGGCGACTAGAGGCAATGATTATGATATCAACGGCATCTATGATTGGCCTAGCCGTAATGCTTATAACACAGCTATGACGCATGTATTCCTGCTCTTAGTGTATTTGGGGACAGGTGAGTTTAGAACTCTTACTAGTAATGATATGTATTTTTATAATATAAATGATTGCTTATATTTTGCTAGTAGAGTATCTAAACAATATGGAAATTATAAATATAACGGTTATGTGGATACAAAGGATCGAGTGACAGCCTATTGTGTGCCTAAGTATATTAATACACAAAATGTGAGGGTATATTAATGGATCCAATTAGTGCAATGGCAACAGCTTCAGCCGCTTTTAATACAATTAAAAAAGGCTTTTCAGTAGGACGAGATATTGAATCTATGGTTGGCGATTTAAGTAGATGGATGGGCGCACTTTCTGATATTGATCAAGCGGAAAAAGAAGCTAAAAACCCTCCCATATTTAAAAAGTTATTTTCAAACAAATCAATTGAGCAAGAAGCATTAGAGGCATACGCTGCAAAAAAGAAAGCCCAAACTCAAAGAGACGAATTAAAACAATGGTTACAATTTACTCTTGGCTCTAAAGCTTGGGACGAGCTTATTGCTATGGAAGGTCAAATTAGAACACAACGCCAAAAAACTTTATATCGTCAACGTGAACGTAGACAAAAATTTATAGAGATTGTTGTTTATTTTATTGCAGCAGTTATTGGTATTGGAATACTTTATGGCATAGCTATGTATTTTCAAATGCAAAATGCTAATGCTATAATTTTATAGTGAGGATATAAAATGTTTAAAGCAATATTATTATTGTGCATACCTAATACATTTGATTGCATTGAGGCTCATGATAATAAATTTTTACATAATAATATAAAGCAATGCGTTGAAAGGGTGCATGAAATAGCTAAAGAAATAACTGAACTACAAAGTGTTTATATTCCAAAAGCGTATCGTTGTATATTAAATGGGGAGCCAACATGATACAAGCATTAATTGGACCCGTAACAGGGTTACTAGATAAGTTTATTGAAGATAAAGATCAAAAGGCTTTGTTAGCACATGAGCTAGCTACACTTGCTGATAAACAAGCTAACAGTATTGCATTAGCTCAGATTGAAGTTAACAAAGCAGAAGCCGCGTCAGGCTCTTTATTTAAAGGTGGATGGCGTCCTTTTATTGGATGGGTTTGTGGTATAGCATTTGCATATCATTTTGTTATTCAACCGCTAATTATTTTTGGTGTTAGTGTTGCTGGTATAGATATTCCAGAGCTACCTGAATTTGATATGTCAACACTTCTTACAGTACTAGGTGGGTTGCTTGGATTAGGTACACTTCGAACCTATGAAAAATCAAAGGGGCTTTCTAAATGAATATAGATAAACTTAGAGAGGAATTAAAAATTGACGAAGGAGTTAAGTACGAAATCTATCTTGATCACCTTGGTTTCCCTACTTTTGGTATTGGTCATCTTATTCGAGATACTGATGTGGAACATGGACAAGCAGTCGGCACGAAGGTTACGGAAGATAGAGTCAACGAATGCTTTGCTAGCGACACCAGTTCTGTGCTCAAGGACTGCGAAGCTCTCTTCTCGTCTTACTATGATTTGCCTGAAGAAGTACAACTAATAATCGCTAATATGATGTTTAATATGGGTAGGCCTAGAATGTCGGGCTTTACAAAATTTATAGCCGCTGTTGAAAATAACGATTGGCTAATAGCTGCAAAGGAAATGGTTAATAGTAGATGGTATAACCAAGTACCTAATCGCGCAGACCGCCTTGTAAAAAGAATGCAAAAAGTACACCTTTGAGTTAAATGTCCCCTATAAGAGGAAGGCGCATCTAACTAACAGAGGTAAATAAAAATGCACAATACTGAATATTCTGGACCATCTATGTCCTTATCTCAAGAAATTGATGAGATGAAATATAGACAAACTGGCGAAAGCTTTAATGATAAAATAAAAAGAATAGCAAGAGCTTTATGCGATGGTCAAGAACATCGGTATAGTCTTGAAGACATTTTAGGTAATATGAGATTTTTACCTGCTGGTAGAGTACAATCTGCTATTGGTTCTAATAGAATTACAACAGCATATAACTGTTTTGTATCAGGTGATATTGAAGACAGTATGACTAATATTATGGAAAGAGCTGGAGAAGCTGCCGAAACAATGCGACGTGGTGGTGGAATTGGTTATGACTTTTCTAAGCTCCGCCCACGCGGTGATAAAATTAAATCTTTAGATTCTCAAGCATCAGGTCCTGTTTCTTTTATGGGTATCTTTGATGCGGTGTGTCAAACTATTGCATCATCAGGGCATCGACGCGGTGCTCAAATGGGTGTACTACGAGTAGACCATCCTGATATTGAAGAGTTTGTTACTGCTAAGCGTAATTCAGATAAGCTTACTGGTTTTAATATTAGTGTTGGTATTACTGATAAATTTATGGAGGCACTTCAAAATGATGGGGATGATTCTTTTGAATTGTGCTATGATGGAATCGTCTATCGTACAGTATCCGCCAAAGAGCTATGGGATAAAATCATGCTTAGTACTTGGGATTGGGCTGAGCCCGGTGTTTTATTTATTGATCGCATAGCTGAAATGAATAACTTATTTTATTGTGAAGAGATTCGTGCAACTAATCCATGTGGTGAACAACCACTTCCAGCTTATGGCGCATGTTTACTTGGTTCATTTAATCTTACAAAATATGTTATAGATAATGAATTCGACTTTACGCAATTTAAAAAAGATATTCCAGATGTAGTAAGAGCGCAGGATAATATTATTGACAGAACTATTTACCCACTCAAACAACAATCGGACGAAGCAAAAAACAAGCGCCGTATGGGACTTGGCGTCACTGGTTTGGCTAATGCCGGAGAAATGCTCGGAATGCCGTATGCCTCACCAGAATTTCTTGTGTGGGCAGAAAAAGTATTCGCCTGCTTGCGTGACAATTGCTATCGAGCATCAGCGCGATTAGCAGCAGAGAAAGGTGCATTCCCTATGTATCGCGAAGATTATCTTAAGTCAAACTTTATTAGAAGCTTACCTGCTTCAGTAAAGAAAGAGATTCGTGAATATGGAATTCGTAATAGTCATCTTACTTCTATTGCGCCTACGGGTACTATATCTTTAGTAGCTGATAATGTTTCTGGTGGTATTGAACCCGTCTTCTCACATTACTATGAAAGAACTATTCAAACATTTGAAGGTCCAAAAGTAGAACGCGTAGAGGATTATGCTTATGCACACGGTATAAAAGGTAGAACCGCAAATGATATTTCAGTGCAGGATCACCTTGCTGTGTTACTCTTAGCTCAGCATTACATTGATTCAGCTTGCTCAAAGACCTGCAATGTGGGGGATGATGTTTCTTATGAAGACTTTAAAAAGGTCTATGTTGATGCCTGGAAGGGCGGGGCGAAGGGGTGTACAACATTCCGACTATCGGGAAAAAGATTTGGAATCCTTAACGTCGTTGAAGAAACCGTGGAAAAAGAAACGAAGATACTTAGCGAGACTGAGGAAGTGGTTAAAGAAGAGGGAAAGGTTGAGGCTTGCTTTATCGACCCGCTTACTGGCCAGAAAGAGTGCTCATAATTATAATATAACGGAGGAGTAGTATGGCAGAAGATACAATTTCTGTTGTTGATATAGCATCACAAGGAGTGGTTATTGATACTCCTCCAGTTGCCTTGGCACCTAATGTATTTACGGATGTAAGAAATATTAGGTTTAGGGATGGTGCTATTAGAAAAATTACTGGTGAAATTCTACTTAATAATATTACTAGTGATCTTACAGCACCCGGTGAAAAGTTTGGAGAAGTCCGATACTTTGCAGTATGGGATAATCCAAACCTTGCACCTAGTGGTTGTTACTATATTTTCGTAGTAGATTATATTCGTAACAACATTATCATTGGTCAAAAGGTTTATATTCAAAACCATTTAGGTACTAAGAAAGATATTACACCAGATCACTTTCCAGATGGTATGTCGTTTACTACATCAGGTTGGCAGCATACTGCATTTACTGGTGGCTTTGCTTTTATTCTTAATAACGGTTTAGACCATCCTCATTATATTCTAGATCCTTCTGGAAATACTGATATTAATAATATTGTATTAGCTGATCTACCAGGTTGGGATAATTATAATGTACAGCAACAGGTTGTTACGGATACTTGGAGAACTGGTGATTCAG